CCATCAGTCGCTGATAATTCGATTGTAGTACCGTCAACTGTGGCTTCTACTTCATCAGCATTTACTGTGATACCATCACCACCAACTACGTTTAACGTAGCAGAGCCTCCGCTTTCGTTAGTACCAGTCATACCATCACCAGCGTTAACATCAGTAATGTCCGCAGAAACATCGAAGTTTAACTTACCATTAGTATCGTCATAGGTTACTGTGATATTACTTTCTGTGTTTCCAGAAACCATAGCTCCGATGATATCTTGAATGCTTTCATCAAAGCTAAGCCCACTAATATCTAGAGAGTCTGTGTAGGTTTCAGAACTCCCATAGACTTCATGAAACATTTTCTTTACATTGATGAATGCCGCCCTTAGCGTATCCCCATCATTAGCATTAGCTGCCGTTCCTACATTTAAGTTTTGTGATGCCATATTGCAAATTTACTATTTTGTTAGTTCATACAGGCTGGTTCAGAGGGAATATCTATAGATAGTTCGTTTGCACTATCGCCAAACCAACTACTACAGTATATCTCACCCCAATTTATATTGTTAGCCATTTATTTATATTATTTTCTAAGTCGTTGTATTATGTGTTATACTGTCTATTAAAACATTTACACTATCTATAAACAAACTTATTGTAGATGTTAATGCCTTATTAAATCCTAAGTGAATGTAGCTCGCTAATTCACCGAAGTTTGTTGTCTCGTACACTTTTCCCCAACTCATTATTTTGCTTTCCTATATAACTAGAAAGTTTTGTTTCGTTCTTTTGTTTTGGTCTATATTGACCTACTTTCTTTCTCTTCTTTATAATACCCATCCATTAAATCCTATTTCTTTATCCGGATATATTTCTTCATTGTTATTACTGTAGTACTCTGGAAACTTACTAGGAGCGTTAAAACTCATGTAATCTATAAAACGATTAGTATAGTAATCAGCGTAATCTCTTTCCTTGGCGATTAACTGATCAATCTCACTCTTACTAGCAATCTGGCTATTTTCACTAGAGTGCTTATGAACCCCGCCGTTTGATACTGTATAAGCAGCGAATGGAAGGTATTCCGCCATGGCGTAATGAATAAGCATGTCTTGTATGTAATCGTTAACAAGCGTAAGGTAATCACCGGATAATGTGTTTGCAATAATGTCATTACTGATTTTATCATAAAGATCGCTACCTAGGTAGTTTCGTATATGTATTTCTTGTGCTAGTTTGATGAAATGAATAAACTTATCTGTATCTACATTACCACTAAGGGCTGTATTCTTAATTAAGTCTTGTCTTTTTATGAATAGTGCTGTTGCCATTATTCTTCATTTTCTTCGTTAATATCCTCTTGACGTTCAACCTGTGCAGGCTTTACACCAGTTTCTTTCTCTACCTCAGCATCAGTCATGGCGTTAGTAAGGTCAGTAAATTCTAGTGGCTGTAATGTCATAAAGTATAAATCGAGTTCAATTTCGTTATACTCTAATATCTTTTGTAGCTCGTCAATAATAGTTACCTGCATTGGACGAACAACTGTATTATCCATGAGTAAAGATGCAGTCTCTAGTTCCTGGGCGTTGTTACCTAATCCAGTCTGGTCTTTAATCCCTACAAGCATAGGCGATACAATTCTGTGAGAAACCATAACTTTTTTCATCGCCTCATCTGAAAGGAATTGGTATTGTTGGTGAGCATCATTTAGAATTACTGGCTCAATAGTAGCAGATAATTCTTTACTGTCATTAAACGCCAAGATGAATTTACCCGCATTTGATGTGCCAGAAAACTTCTCATAGATGCTTCTTTCAATCTCGTCACGAATCTCTTTTGAAGGAGTACCATTATTGAAGTTGATGAGCATGCTAGGCTGCAATCCATTTTGTATATTGTTGAGGTGATAGTTTGCTATCTCTTCCTCTAGTTCTGCATACTGTAAACCACCTTGGTAATCTACTGGTGAGTAGTAATAGAATCCTGCCTTGTATGGGCGAATATAAAGTATCTCTAAGCCCTCTTTAGACGTTCCGAATGCTGGTATACGTTTAGGCTTCTCATCACGCTTTATTTCGTCCCAATTAGGGTGATAGTAGTATCCTTGTACCTTACCTAGTTCTGCCTTCTCGGCTCTAAGTGTTTCTACGGGTATATGATTTACCTGGACAATACGAGAATGATCCTTACTGTAAATTACTTGCACAGCAGCTTGACCCATCATCTTATAGTCGTAGCATACTTTTTTCATGCAGTCTTTACTAAATAGCTCTCGCATCTGGGCGTAAGCCTCTGGCTTCTCTTCGCTATCAGTTGCTTCTAACCCTCTACCGTAAATCATTTCTGATATACCGTTTATAGCGGCATTGTTAGTGGGTGAACCATTATATCGGTCTATAAGATACTGGAAGTAGTTATTGTCTTCGCCATACTCTACCCAATCGTTTCTAGGGTTCTCCACAACTGGAGGTGCTGTGTATGATGATAAGTTAAGAACGTGAATTGTCTCTTTCATTATAATATTACAAAGTCGTTATCGTAGCTATCTTCCTCAACATATTCATCTTTATTCACAAAGAAGTTGTCAAGGTCTGTTTGATCCGTACAGAATATAAGTCCTCGGTATACTTCCTCAGACCCATCCTTTACCCGGAATGTGTATTGGTTACCTTCCTTTAGTGAGAAAGTACCCGTTAAAACCATATAGTCACCATCATCTGTTTTTGTTACAGAAACTGTAGATGTTGTTCTTTTTACCTTATCTGTTAATGAGAATGTTGGCGAAGAAACATCTTTCCTTGGTACAATCTTAAGTGATTGATTACTATCTGATGTTGTTAGTACATGCATAACTAATTAACTGCAATGTACGATTTTGTTTCATGATATAAAAAAGGGCAGCTAAAAAGCCACCCTTAATTTTACGATATAACAAAAATGTTATACTGCTACAGGAGTTCCGATATCAATTGTTCCAGTTAGTCCTGCCATGCCATCTACTGGGAAATCAGCAGTACCTGGTCCAGATGAAGACACGAAGTTTGGTGGTGAAGTTTCTTGAGCTGTAAATGTCAAGTTGTACCCGTTAAAATCGCCAAGAGCGTTTCCAGTAGATACAGTACCAGCACTTAAATCAGCACCTTCTTTAAGACCCATCATGAATACATTATCATTTTTGTCAACAATAATTACATGGGGACGAGCCGCAGCCAACAATTTAAGTTCTTTGTGATCTTCTTTTGTCAATTTCTTAAGTGTGATGTTTAAGGTTTGCTCATAGAATACAGTACCGTTCTCACGAGAAGCGTTAACAGTTGTTTCAAATGAGTTGTTACCTTTAACCTCGTACTTATGTAAAGTAATACTACCAGCCGTCTCGCTAATTGTAGTACCAGTCATATTTGTTATCTCGTCATTAGTGAGAGTAACAGTTCCTAAAGCACCGAAGTCTGCAAAGTATACTTCCTTTATACCAGCAACTACATCTTTACAAGCTTCAGCTCTAGAACGAGTTAATGCACAAGCCATATTTTTCTAGTTTTATGAAAAAAGGGCAGGTAGGTTTATACCGTACCCACCCATTATTTCTGGTTAGTTATTATTAGTTAGCAGAGTTAGCGATACCGTAAGTAACAACATCTTCGATAGAAGCAAGCTGTACACCAGCAGTAAATCGCATAACGATTCTTGCGTTTTGTGAACCATCAAGGTCAGCCATGTCTAATAACTTAACTTCGTTGTGGTCAGAAATTAGACCAGTTCCAAAGAACAAGTTAGACTTGGTAGTTGCGATAGCATCGTTATCAGCGAGTCCATTAGCTACAAATAGTTTTACACCATCAAAGCTAAGTCCTCCACCTTGCCACCACATAGTACCTTGTCCGCCAACACCGTTAGCACCGATACCAGCAACTCCTACGTTCTCATCAGCAGCAGCATTTTGTTGTGTGATGGAAGCAAATCCTCCTAATGCACGAACATAAGCTCTTGCGATGTTTTGAGATACATAGATGTAAAGGTCATCTGCTCCGTAAAGGCTAGAAGGGATAGCATCAACAATGCTTCCTAATTGAGCGATTACGTTAGAAGAAGTTACTGTAGTTCCAGCAATTTCTTGTGCAGCAGGAAGGTCAGCGTCAGTAGATACTAATTTAGTGAATCCATTGAACTGTCCATTAGTTGCAGTATCACCAGCCCAGATTGATCTTTCAGTACGCTCTGCTACTTTAGCAGCAACGTGACCTAAGATAAAGTCAGCAAAGCTAGGTGGTACATTGTGATAAGCTGAGTATCCCATTTGGATAGCCTCCCAGTCAGAAGCAAAGTCTTTCTTACAGATTTGTAAGTTTACTTGCTGCTCTTCTGGCTGAAGAATTTTCTCAGTTAAAGTAATCGTAGAAGTTGGGTCAAAGTCACAAGTAGCATCTTTAACGATATCGTCAACAGATACTTTCTTTAAGACTTCTTTGAACTTTACGTTTGGTTTTACAGTAATACCTCCTTGAGCGAGTGTATTAGCTTCTAGCAAAGCTGCTGCGACATATTGCCCAGCAAATTCACCAGCGTAAGTTGTAGTAATTGAAGTAGTAGTTGCCATTTTTATTTATTAGTTAGTCGGTTAAATACTCTGTCTAAAGTGTTTTGTGATCTCTGCATGCCGTAGTTATAGACTGGTTTCTTTTCGGTAGCAGCTTCGGGTGTGTGCTCGATTGCTTCAGCAGCAGGTTCAGCAGAAAGTTTTTCAATCTGTGCAGACATCATCTCTTTCTCTCTCTTGTAAGAACCCATCTCGTCATCAATCATCTTAGCCATCTCAGCTATTTTCGCTTCCATGGCAGCCATTTTTGAATCAAAGTCTTCTTGCTTCACATACCCTTCCATAAGTTGAGTTTCTTCTTCTGCTTCTACAGGCTCTTCAGATAATTCTTCAGATACCTCTTCTTCAGTAGCTTCTTCCTCAACAGCAGGAGCTTCCTCTACTTCGCTAGATAATTCCTCAGCCACAACCTCAGTATCTTCGATGCCTTGGGCTAATTCATCCTCTTTTGTAAGTAAAGAGAGCTTCTGTAAAATCTCATTAAGAATTTCGGTTGATTTGCTCATTTTACTAAAATTTATATAATTAACGATTTAAAATATGTCTGTTGCATTTTTATGCTTTTTGTTGTATAATAAACCACTCTGTACCATTACCCCATATCTTGATACCTTCGTATGCTCTATTTAAGTCAAATACACTATTAGCACCATCTAAGTTTTGTGAACCGTAAGGTGTAAGGTTTGCGTGTGTAGAATTACTAAATGTAGAGTCTGTTATAAAACGCATTGTTCTGTTTAAATTCTTAGTAGCTGTTACGTCAGGCAAAGTTAAAGTGGCTGTTCCTGCACCACCACTCCAAGACAGTACAACAAGTTCTGCTTGGTCATAAATAGTAGCACCTAAGTCATAAGTATTCCCTGCACTTACTGTTAGTGTAGTAGGTTCTAAATGTGTTACAATATAGTGTTGTATTTCTTCTAAAGATGTTTTTTTAGTAGTACCCGTTTGCACTAAAGGTATATCTTCGCTACCTGTAATGTTAGCTGCTGTTATTGCTGTTAATTGACTTATTTTTTTATCTGCCATTATTGATATAATTTACTGTTATCTTCTTGTATAAATTTTTCTCCTTCTTCAGTATATAGAAAAAAGTTTGTTCTAGTGATGTTTCCTATACCTTGGGCTTGCAAACTACCATCACAACATTTTGATGAGTATGTACCATCTGGGCATTGACATCCTCTTTTACCGCCTTTCTGACTTACTCGGCTGTGTGTATATTTTCTTCTCTTTTTTATCATTTCTTAGCCTTTGGATGTTTCTTTGGTAGTAAGTCATAGTCAGTAGTATACTTAGCGTTCTGTGGGCGTCCATTACGAACTAAATACATAAATGCATTTACTCTTGCGTGTGCCCATTGCGAAGCTGATCTAACCTTTGGAGAATGGCTCGTATTAAACGCACCAAGTCCTCTCTGGAATACACTAGCAAGCATGCCAGTAGTAATACCATAACCGAGCTTGTCTCGGTATCTGTCATTGAAATCATCTGCTTTCTTTTTAAGTGCTGCACGGTCTTTAGCTGAAACCTTAGCTCCAGTTTTACCTTTAGCTGTACCCTTAGCAGTTCCCTTTCCTTTTGGGTTCTTGTTGGGGGTATCAGACGCTGGTGCTTTAGGTGATTTAGTAATACCACCTCTTGAACCTACCTTAGCGGCTTCTATTTGTCCTAGCTCTTTTAGTTTGGACTCTGCCCAGCGTAAACCAGCTTTTCCTCCCCAGGCGTCATACATGAGCTTTCCACACCCATCTGAGTAACTGGTTGATGCTTCTAAGTCGCCAGCATGACGAGCTAAGAAACTTCTCATTCTCTTTATTGTTGATACTGTGATGGCAGATTTTGACGCTAACTGCGATGCTCTGCGTTTCCCCACAGCAGTCCCACAACTACCCCATCCATTCTTTTCTACCCATTCTAGGGCTCTCTTAGCATTATTCGCTACTGCATCGGGGTAGTCTGCATAGGACTTTAATTTAAGTGTATTGTCTCTTAGGTGGTCGAATATCTCTTCTAGTATTTCTGTAGCTTCCTCTTCAGTTACAAATTCACTTGACATCGCCACCTTATCAGTAAAGTAACCCTCTATTGAGAATCCTTTTACTTTACCCGTTTTAACATAGTCATTCCATACCTCATCATTGTTCACCTTCATAGATACCATCCATGTTCCAATGGGTAATTCCATGTCGTACTTTCTTGACTTATCATGAGTTTCGTCTTCAATAATCCAGGACTCAACAACAGATAGACCATGTAGTTCTGCTTCATGCTCTAGTGTTGATTTGTTTTGGTTACCACGCATTAAGAATAGTTCAGAAGCCTTTCTAACTGTATCTTCTGAAAAGTATATATAATACTCTTCGTCTTCATTCTGGCGATAGATATTCTTGTTAGGCACTAAGGCTGCACCCATAAGAATACGCTTCTCCTTATCTAC